TGGAGGTGTACTGGATGAAATACAATCCTCATGAATATCAGACCTTTGCGACAGATTTCATACTGGAGCACCCGGTATCGGCAATTCTACTGGACATGGGGCTGGGCAAGAGCGTGATTACGTTGACCGCCATTAAGGCTCTCATGCACGACAGCTTTGAGGTCAGCAGCGTCCTCGTCATCGCGCCGCTGCGTGTGGCTACCCAGACGTGGCCTGACGAAATCGAAAAGTGGGAGCATCTGCACGACCTCACCTACGCCGTGGCGGTCGGCACTGAAGCGGAGCGTCGGTTTCAGCTTCGGCGCAATGTGGACATCCACATCATCAACCGCGAGAACGTCAAGTGGCTCATCGAGGATAGCGGTATCCCGTTCAACTACGATATGGTGGTCATCGACGAGCTGTCGAGCTTCAAATCACATCAGGCAAAACGCTTCAAGGCACTGATGAAGGTGCGCCCAACAGTAAAACGCATCGTAGGCTTGACCGGCACTCCAAGCAGCAACGGGCTTATGGATTTGTGGGCGGAGTACAAGCTGCTGGATATGGGAGAACGGCTCGGTCGCTTCATCGGCGGATACCGTGGTCGCTTCTTTACCCCGGACAAGCGCAACCAGCAAATCGTGTTCTCCTACAAACCGCTGCCCGAAGCGGAGGAGCACATCTACCGGCTGGTGTCGGATATCACCATCAGCATGAAATCCACCGATTACCTGAAGATGCCGGAGTGCGTGATAAACGAGGTGCCGGTCACGCTTTCCGAGGACGAGATGGAGCTATACCGCACTATGAAGGATGACCTCATTCTCAATCTGGACGACGGCGATGTGGATGCGGTCAACGCAGCAGCTCTCGCGGGCAAGCTCTCCCAGATGGCAAACGGCGCGGTTTACGATGAAAACGGCAATGCAGTGCATATCCACGACCGCAAGCTGGACGCTTTGGAGGATTTGATTGAAGCGGCAAATGGCAAGCCCGTGCTGGTGGCGTACTGGTTCAAGCATGACCTTGAGCGCATTGAAAAAAGGCTGCACTCGCTTCATATACCGTTTTCCAAGCTGGACACACCCGATAGCATTACCCGCTGGAATCGCGGTGAGCTTCCAGTGGCTCTCGTCCACCCTGCATCCGCAGGACACGGTTTGAACCTTCAATCAGGCGGCTCGACGCTGATATGGTTTGGGCTGACATGGAGCTTGGAGCTGTATCAGCAGACGAACGCCCGTCTGTGGCGGCAGGGTCAGACGGCAGCGACGGTGGTAATACATCACATCATCACCAAAGGCACCATCGACCGCGACATCATGGCGGCGCTGCGTCGGAAGGATAAAACGCAGTCAGCCCTGATAGCTGCCGTAAAGGCAAATTTGACAAAATAAGACAATCAACGACAACATATGACAATCCGTGCCAATCCGAGGGAATCAAAAATATCGGAGGTACTGATTATGGAGACCAATTACGAAAACCTTGCCAACGCCATCGTCGTACAAGCAATCAAGGACTACCGTAAGGCGCTACGCACACTCTCGCTCAACCCGCATAACCGTTCGGCGCAGTACGAGCGCCGGAGCATCGAGCAGTTCTTCCGTTCCGGCTGGTTTGGAGTACTGACCCGTCTTGACCCGGAGCTGCTCATCAGGAAGCTGAACGAGGAGCTGGCAGCATGACCGCAAAGGAATATCTCAGTCAAGCGTACCGCCTCGACCAGCGTATCAACTCCAAGCTGGAGCAGGTCGCTTCTCTCAACGAGCTGGCAACGAAATGCACCTCTACACTCACGGGTATGCCCCGTAATCCCAATCGCAGCACCTCCACGATGGCTGATGCTGTGGGCAAAATCATAGACCTGCAGGCGGAGATTAACCGCGACATTGACCGGCTCGTAGATCTGAAGCGCGAGATGGTCACGGTGATAAAGGCTGTGGGCAATACCGAGCACCAGACGCTGCTGGAGCTGCGTTACCTGTGCTTCAGAACGTGGGAACAGATTGCAGTCGACATGGGCTACAGCATCCAGCATATCTATCGGCTGCGGGAGAAGGCTTACGATGAAATTCGTGTGCCAACCGAAAGATGATAGGTTATGTTAGTAGATGTTAATAGGGTAATCTGATATACTGTATAATAGAAAAACAGCATAGAGGACAGCCATCGAGGAGAAAAATCCCCGGTGGCTTTTCTTTTGCCCAAAAGGAGGTGCTGTGATGCCCACCAGTCCCAAGCGGCCCTGCCGCTACCCCGGCTGCCCCGGCCTCGCCGCGCCGGGAGAACAGTATTGCCCACAGCACAAGGCACAGACGGAGAGCTTCTACAACCGATACCAACGTCCCAATGATAAGAACGCCTACGGCAGAGCGTGGAAGCGTATCCGTGACCGGAAGATTAAGACGAATCCTCTCTGCGAGGAGTGTCTGAAGAACGGCGTTCTCAAGCCCGCCGAGGAAGTACATCATATCGTTCCCCTTGCCGACGGCGGCACCAGCGAGAGGTCAAACCTCATCTCGCTCTGCCGCTCATGTCACATGAAAGCACATGAGGCTCTCGGCACACGTCATCACGATAAGTGACCGGGAGGGGCGGTCTGAATCGCTACAGATTTATTTTAAGTTCAGCGGCGTGGGGCTTCGTGTGGAAAAGCGCAGTTTCAAAGGGTTGAATAGCCCCAGTTCAGGAAGGAGTGTGATGAATATGGCGAAAGACGGCACCTGCCGAGGCGGTGCAAGAGTCGGAGCAGGTGCAAAGAAGAAACCGCTTGCCGACAAAATAGCGTCCGGCAATCCCAGCGGCAGACCGCTCACGGTTATGGAGTTCACCGACGCTCCGAAGCTCGAAGGCGTGGAAATGCCGGAGCCGAACAAAATGCTGTCGGCGGAGCAAAAGGACGGTACAACGCTTGCCGCCGATGAGATATACCGAAACACATGGGCATGGCTCAATGCCCGAGGCTGCGCGGCGCTGGTTTCCCCACAGCTTCTGGAGCGGTACGCGATGAGCGTCGCCCGCTGGATTCAGTGCGAGGAGGCTGTGTCGAGCTTTGGCTTTCTGGCACGGCATCCTACTACCGGCAACGCGATTCAAAGCCCTTATGTAGCGATGGGTCAGAATTATATGAGTCAGACGAACCGCCTGTGGTACGAGATATTCCAGATCGTCAAGGACAACTGCACTGGCGAATATTCCGGCAGTAATCCTCAAGATGACGTTATGGAAAGATTGCTCACGGCGAGGAGAGGCAAGTAATGGATATACGCACAATCAAGCTGTCGGAGCTGAATCCGGCGAAATACAATCCTCGCAAGGAGCTGAAGCCCGGCGATGCGGAGTTTGAAAAGCTCAAACGCTCCATTGAACAGTTTGGGTATGTCGAGCTCATCGTAGTAAACGAGGCGACCGGCTTCACGGTCATTTCAGGGCATCAGCGTTTGTCCGTGCTCAAAGCGCTCGGCTACGACAGCGTGGAGTGTGTTGTTGTGAGTCTCGATGCCACCCACGAAAAGGCGCTCAACATCGCCATGAATAAAATCTCCGGCGAGTGGGACACGAAAAAGCTGGAAAGCCTGCTCTCGGATTTGAAAGCGGAGGACTTCGACGTTTCGCTCACTGGCTTCGACTCAACCGAAATCGGCATGATGCTCGGCGTTGAAGATGAAATCGTACAGGACGAGGTGCCTGAGATCGATGCGGATGCGCAGACGATTTGCCAGCGCGGAGAGCTTTGGCAGCTTGGTCGGCATCGCCTGCTCTGTGGCAGCAGCACGGATAAAAGCAATGTCGCTCAGCTGATGGACGGTAAGCACAGCAAGCTGTTGTTCACCTCCCCGCCTTACAGCGATATGCGAACCTACAACGGCGACAAGGAACTGTCGGTCGAGAGCATCGCGCAGTTTCTCCCGTGCTACGAACCGTTCACCGCATTGCAAGCGGTCAATCTTGGCATCCAGCGCAAGGACGGCGAGATCTACCCCTATTGGGATACCTACATCGTCACCGCAAAGGCAGCCGGTCTGAAGCTGCTGGCGTGGAACGTGTGGGACAAGCTCACCTGCGGCAGCGTCGGACAGCAGCGGGCGATGGTACCCATACGGCACGAGTGGATTTTCTGTTTCGGTAAAGAGCCGGTGCCGGTGAATCCAACGTGGCGTAAAAAGGAAGCAAGCATCTACTCAAGCGGGCGCTATAACAAGATCCGTCAGGCTGACGGATCCTTCCGTATCGCTCGGCGCGGCAACGAAACCGGTGCATTCAAAAAGATGGAGAGCCTGCTGGAGCTGCCGGAGCAGACGAGTCTGGAATCGGTTACAAAGC